CCGCCTCAACTTCAGTTTGTAGCTGATCGTTTGCTGGAAACCCCCGGACGAGTGGAAACGGCTGACAACGACATCAATGCAATCAGGAACATGGGTCTGCTGCCTCAAGGCTACGCAGTCAACCATTTCTTGACTGACACTGATGCCTTCTATGTCTTGACCGATTGCCCTGATGGGTTCAAGCACTTTGAGCGAAGCCCGATTTCGACTTCTATGGAAGGCGACTTCAACACGGGTAACGTGCGTTACAAGGCTAGGGAGCGTTACAGCTTCGGCTTCAGTAACCCACGCGCTGTGTTTGCATCGCAAGGCGCTTAATGTTTCACATGAAACATTGAAAGAAAGGGGCACTTGTTGCCCCTTTTCTTTTTCTGCTGTATAAAACAACTATCCCTGACAGATGCATACCGCATCTGACACTAGCCACGACAGGAGATACTCATGGCGAATACGACTTTTTCGGGTGCGGTGCGATCTGAAAGCACCTTCAAAGCTATCAGCAAAAATGCCACTACTGGCGCAATTACTGAAATCACTACCTATGGCGGCGCTCCAGTTAGCTTGTCAGACGGCAACGTAACGCTTACCAACGCCACTCACAGTGGACGAGTTCTGCTTGTTCCAGATGGCGGACAAGACAACACTTACACCCTGCCTGCACCAGTTGCTGGTTCTGTGTTTAAGTTTGTTTACGCGGGCGGCGCGGCTGATGCAACGGATGCTTTGATCGTTACCCCTGGCAACACCAACTTTTACATTGGTGGTGTTACGTTCCTTGATACTGATGGCAATGCAATTAGCAGCGTGTTCTCAGACGGTAACTCAAACAGCAGCATTCAGTTGAATGTGCCTGCTGGCTTTGAGGTAACCATTGTTGGCTTGAACACGACCAACTATCAGATCTTTGGAAATGTAACGAGTACTACTGCGCCTGCGTTTGCTGATCAGTAATATATTGATTAACTTCAATGAGAGGGCATAAGCCCTCTCTATTTAGGAGAAAAGCATGGCTGATACAGTAACATCTCAAACCATCCAGGATGGCGAGAGAAAGGCCGTACTGAAGTTTACAAACATAAGTGATGGAAGTGGCGAGTCAGCAGTTACCAAGATTGACGTAAGTGCTCTTGCGGCTAACAGTGCTGGATCAGCTTGCACTGAGGTTGCTATTGCAAAAATCTGGTGGCAGTGCGTCGGCATGGGCGTTGAGCTTTTGAACGATGCAACCACAGATACGCTGATCATCGGCTTGTCGCCTGATTCAAATGGATTCCATGATTATTCACCGTTTTCTGGGATACCAAATGATGCTGGATCTGGAAAGACGGGTGATGTGAAGTTCACCACAATCGGTGCAAGCAACACAGACACTTACACCGTAATCGTTGAAGTATTGAAGACGTACTAATGGCAACCTCAGGAAGCTCTGATTTCGAGCCAGATGTTGCGGAGTACGTTGAGGAAGCATTTGAACGATGCGGACTTGAGTACCGTACTGGCTACGATGGGGTGACCGCAAGACGGTCACTCAATCTTTTGTTTGCTGATTGGGCAAACAGAGGGTTAAACCAGTGGACTGTTACCAATAGCACCACCACCCTATCTCAGGGTGATGAGTTTATTGATTTAACGGCTACTACCATCGATGTGCTTGATGTTGTTGTTAGGCGAACTGACGGCAGCAACACGACAGATATAGCTATGGAGCAGATCGGGCGGTCTGAGTACTGGAATCTTCCCGACAAATCCACTCAATCTAGGCCGACTCAGTTCTTTCTAGACAAACAAATAACGCCAAGGCTGTATATTTGGCCTGCATCTGAAAATTCTACGGACCAGTTGATCATTAACCGCCTGGTTCGTATTGAAGACGCAGACGCTGGTGTCAACACAGTAGATGTCCCTTTTAGGTTTTACCCATGTCTGGCAGCAGGGCTGTCTTACTACATAGCTTTGAAGAAGGCGCCTGATCGGGTTCAGATGCTTAAAGCCTTGTATGACGAGGAGTTTGCTCGAGCTGCTGATCAAGATCAAAGCAGAGCGTCATTGATGGTAGCTCCTAGCATGAGGTCTAGGATAGCGTAATGGCCTTTGCTTCTGGCAAGTATGCGATTGCCATCTGCGACAGATGTGGCTTTCAGTATAAATACACAGAACTTAAAGAAGAGTGGACTGGGTTCCGCGTTTGTAATGAATGCTTTGAACCAAAACACCCTCAACTAGAGCCGCCTAGGCACGTTTCTGATCCAGAGGGCTTGAGGTTTGCTAGGCCGAATCGGTCGGCAAGCACTGTAGCTGGTGAAGGCGTTGTTAGGACCATTGACGCTAACCAGATGATGTCTATCACTGGCGACCCTATTGGCTCGGCCTTTAGCATTGATGGCGCAACCGGCTCCATTGGAACAGTAACGGTGGTAACAACATGAGTTTTACATTAGCGAGCTTAAAATCTACGGTTCAGGACTACTGTGAGACTGCAGAGACGACTTTTGTTGCCGAGCTAGATACTTTTATCCAGGAGGCAGAAGAGCGCATATTGAAGAATGTGGAGCTTCCTGTGTTCAGAAAGAACGTTACAGGCAACGGCACTTCAAGTTCTCCATACCTAGGTACGCCATCAGACTTCTTGGCCACATACAGTTTGGCGCTGATCATCGACAGTGTTTACACCTATCCATTGCTCAAACATGTATCGTTTATTAGAGACTACACGCCAAATCCATCAACGACTGGGGCAACAAAGTATTATGCTTTGTTTGATGACAGCACGTTCATTTTGGCGCCTACACCTGCAGCTAATTACGACTATGAACTTCACTACAAATATCGTCCTGCATCTCTGACAACAACGTCAGGATCAAGCACAACCTGGCTTTCAGATAATGCGCCAGATGCCATGTTGTATGGCACGCTAGTTGAAGCGGCTACTTTTTTGAAAATACCTGAAGAAGCCGCTCAGTACGAGCAACGTTTCTTGTCTGCTGTATCCGCGCTAAAGAAGCTTGGAGAAGGTTATGGAGCAAGAGATGAATTCAGATACGATATTGCTAGGGGGTAACATTGGCTTTGTTTGAAGCATCTACTCTTGAGGTTGGCAACGTTGTTGTGGCAACAACTCAGAACAAAGGGCATGACCCAGAGTTTTGGGCAAAGACGGCATCAGATAGAATTGTGAGTGTCGGTGGAAACTGTCATCCTTTGATTGCCCAGCAAGCTGAAGCTTTTAAGCAGTCTGTGGAAACAACGGTAAGTTTTTACATTAAAGAAGCGATCAAGAGCGATAGAACAACGTTGATTGCCGAACTAGAACGTCAAGGCCATGGCGACATGGCGAACATAATCAGGAGTCTGTAATGGCGATAACAACTGCAATGTGTACTAGCTTCAAGAAAGAGCTTATGGAGGCAGTGCATAACTTCAAGAACTCAGGTGGCAGCACGTTTAATCTTGCGTTGTATACAAGCTCCGCTTCTTTAGGCGCCGGAACTACAGCGTACACAACGTCAAACGAAGCATCTGGCACGGGTTACACTGCTAAAGGCGCCGCGCTAACTCGCGTTGATCCTACTACTTCAGGCACTACAGCGTTCACAGACTTTGCTAATCTTACGTTTAGCTCAAGCAGTATTACTGCACGAGGCGCGTTGATTTTTAATGATTCTGCTTCTGGCGACCCTGCTGTATGTGCGTTAGATTTTGGCGCTGATAAAACTTCAAATTCAGGGGATTTTACTATTCAATTTCCCGCAGCAGATGCCTCAAATGCGATTATTCGCATCGCATAGCGAGTAATATGTGGCAGATCTATTTGGATGGGGCAGAGGTACTTGGGGCGCAGGCCCATGGGGCGAAGTAAACCCTGTTGCAGTTACGGGTGTCGCAGGTACTAGTGCTATTGGAACAGTTACTGTTGGGCTGGGACAAACGATTGTTCCAACAGGTGTTGCAGGAACTGGGGCAGTTGGAAGTGTAACAGTCGCAATACCAAAAGTGGTTGTCGTAGAAGGGGTTTCAGCTACAGGAGCAGTATCTGCTGTTAATGTTTGGAGCTTGGTAGACACAAGTCAAACACCTGGGTGGCAAGAGGTGCTCTGATGTTTCAGAGAGTAAAGAAAGTTATTAAGGGAATAGAGAAAGCCCAAGACTAAAAGTCGGAGAAAACAGATGGCAACTTACGTTAACGATTTACGGCTCAAAGAGATATCTACCGGCGATGAGGCAGGTACCTGGGGCACCAGTACGAATACCAACCTTGAGTTGATTGCAGAGGCATTTTCGTTTGGCACAGAAGCGATCACGACGAATGCAGACACCCACACCACGACGATTGCTGATGGATCTACCGATCCGGGCCGCTCTCTGTTCCTGAAGTACACTGGCACCCTAGATAGCACTTGCACGATCACGATAGGGCCAAACACGGTCAGTAAGCTGTGGTTCATTGAGAATGCTACCAGCGGGTCACAGAGCATCATCATCAGTCAAGGCTCTGGTGCGAATGTCACCATCCCAACTGGTCAGACTAAAGCAGTCTATTCGGATGGCGCTGGGTCAGGCGCGGCGATAGTTGACGCTCTCGTGGACCTTGATCTTACAGGCACAACAACGGTTGCGGCACTAACCGCCTCTGGGGTAATAACGGGATCGACTGTCGAGGCCACTGGAGATACATCGGCTGGTGACAACGCCGCTATAGGTTATACATCCGCAGAGGGGCTTATCCTTACGGGGCAAGGATCTACCAACGATGTAACGATCAAGAATGATGCAGATGCCGCTGTCCTACAGGTACCAACCGGCACAACAAACGCAACGATTGCTGGGACCCTTGGCGTAGCAGGTGGATCAAGTAACGGCGTTGTTGTTTCTCAAGGCGACATTGCAATTAAGAATGGTGGCACCCAGTCTACGATCAAGTTTTACTGTGAAAGCTCTAACGCGCACTACGCCCAGATTCAAGCGCCTGCACACAGTGCGTTTAGTGGCAACGTAACACTGACGCTACCCGCGTCTACGGACACTTTAGCGGGTATTGCAGCTACGCAAACGTTTACCAACAAGACGCTAGATACGCCAAACATAACTGGCGACACCTCTGCTGGCGATGCTGCTGCGCTTGGTTATACAAGTGCAGAAGGCATCATCGTTACGGGGCAAGGTTCAACGTCCGATGTCACGTTGAAGAACGACGCCGATGGAACTGTCCTCACGATCCCTACTGGCACTACTAACGTGGACATTGTTGGTGATCTTACTGCTGGCACGTTGAACGCTGATGGCGATACAGCCGCTGGTGACAATGCTGCGATAGGTTACACAGCCGCAGAGGGCTTGATCCTCACAGGCCAAGGCAGCACAAACGATGTCACGATCAAAAACGATGCTGACGCTGACGTAATCGAAATCCCAACGGGGACAACAAACGTAGCGATAGCGGGTGCCCTTGATGTCGGCGGAGCAAAAGCTAAGGTCGCAGGAACCGAAACGATCTATGTACCTGCCGCTGCGATGTACCCCAACAGCACAAACGGTTGTGCGGACTTGGAGCAGGTGGAACTATCCAACGGGCCAGAACTCAAGTGCTTGGACTTTGACGCAAGCTCTGATGAGAACGCTCAGTTTACCGTGTGTTTTCCTAAGTCTTGGAACGAAGGCACAGTGACATTTCAGGCGTTCTGGACGGTTACAGGCACCAACACAGGCACCGTGGCTTGGGGTTTATCTGGGGGCTGTATAGCTGACGATGCGAGCATCAACACCGCATTCGGAACAAACGTGGTCGCCACGGCAAAAGCCTTTAGCGGAACGTCGAATGACATGACCGTATCGGCAACGTCTGGTGCAGTAACGATTGCCAACGCTGCCGTTGATACAATGACATTTTTTCAGGTCATGCGTGATGTATCGGCAGACAGCCAATCAGGTGATGCTCGACTGCTCGGCATCAAGCTGTTCTTTACCACTGACGCCGCTAACGACGCATAGGAGTAACTGATGTCGGGTTTTGGTTACAACGTAAATGGTTTTGGCTCTTTTCCTAGCCGCACACCGCCTTATCTCATAGACATTCTAGTAGTGGGTGGTGGTGGCGGTGGTGCAAGCTATTATTACGCTGGAGGCGGCGGTGGTGCTGGTGGTTTTCAAACGCTTTCCCAAATTACTCCCAACCTTAGCACCAATTATAGCGTCACTGTTGGCGCGGGTGGCGCACAAGCCTTTAATTTTTACGGCGCAAATAAAGGTGCCAACTCCGTAATATCTGGTACTGGCATAACGACAACCACTGGGAATGGCGGTGGTGCTGGTCAAGCAAATGCAGAAGCCTATAGTAAGGCAGATGGCGCTTGCGGTGGTGGTGCTGGTGTCAACACTGGAGGATACGCTGGAGGAACTGGGGATCAAGGCGGTGATGGCGGTACTTCCTTCAGAGGCGGTGGTGACAATCAACAACGTGCTGCCGGTGGCGGTGGTGGTGACGGCGGAAGCCCGGAAGATGGGGGCAACGGCGCGGCTCATGCTAGTGGCGGTTCTGGCGATGGCGGTAACGGTTCAGCATGGTTAGATGGAACCACATACGCTGGCGGCGGTGGGGGCGGATTTGGAACTTACAATTACGGGGATATGGCAGCGAGCAGCGGGGGTAATGGCGGTGGCGGTAGTGGCGGTGCGGTATCTAGAGCCGGTGTGGGCTATACAGCTTCAAATGCCACTGCAAACAGAGGTGCTGGTGGCGGGGGTGGCGCACACGTTGTTGATTACAACACAGCCGGCGGTAATGGGTCATCTGGTGTAGTCATTCTTAGATACAAAGGTTCACAGCGAGGCACTGGTGGAACGGTAACATCAGTAGGCGGGTTTACTTATCATACCTTTACAAGCTCCGGCACATTTAACACAGGGTCGGGATAAGACATGGCACATTTTGCAAAAGTTGTTGATGGTGTTGTTGAGAACGTAATTGTTGCTGAACAAGACTTCATTGATACGCAAGAAGGTACTTGGGTTCAAACCTCTTATAACACGCGAGGTGGGGTGCATTTAGGGCAAAACCTAAAGCCTGATGGTGGTGTGGCGTTACGCAAAAACTACGCTGGGATTGGGTTCACATACGACTCTGAGCTTGATGCTTTTATTCCTCCCCAGCCGTTTGCCAGTTGGTTGCTGAACGAAGATACCTGTTTGTGGAACCCGCCTACAACGCATCCCTGGGATGGAAAGGACTATACTTGGGACGAAGACACCACCTCTTGGGTGGAGATGGGTGATTAAGTCTTTTGACCAATTAGTGTGTTTGAGTGGACTGCCTAGAACGGGTTCTAGTTTACTTTCTGCACTGCTGTCGCAGAACCCTGCAATACACGCAGAAGGTAATTCGACGCTTTGTCAGATTATGTGGGACACTCAAAACTCATGCAGAGATGCCTCCAAAGAGGCTATAGCGGCAAACAACAGGTTCTATTGTGTCCACGACATAGTGTCTCAGTTGCCTCACTCTTACTACAAAAGGAACGAAAAACAGGAACGGATTGTCGTAGATAAGTGTCGAACATGGACGCTGAAAGCTAACATGCAGATGGTCGATGAGTTTATTGGCAAGGACACAAAGGTAGTCGTTTTGGTTCGTCCTGTTGTAGAAATCGTTAAATCGTTTGTGAAGCTGTACAAAGAAAACGGTATTTACACAGAACAGTTAGAAAGGGATTTGTTTAATCCGGGCAGTGACCCTTTGACGAGGCCGCTCGCGGGGGTTTATGCAGCACAACAAGACACAAGTGGTCGGTTTCTGTTTGTGTCTTACAGGGATCTAGTGGAAGACACAGCGCAAACATTGAAAGGCATATATGATTTCTGTGGATGGGATCAATTCATTCACAACACAAATAACATCAAGCAAAAGTACACTGAAAACGATGACATTTATGGCTTGAAGGGAATGCACAGCGTAAGAAAGAAAGTAGGGTATCGAAAGAACCATACGCAGTTGATGGATGAAACTGTGCAAAAGTGTATGGAGCTAGACAAAGCTCTCAATCTGATCGATACAACGGTCAACACGGAGGCTAATTATGGGATTCTTAATTGACGTATTTCATGGCGTGACCTTTGCCATAGCGTTGTCAGCAGTGCTCTGCGCCACGACCACGCCGCCGAACAACGAATGGGCGAAGAAAGCATATCGGATTATGAATATCATCGCTTTTAACGTCTGGAAGTCTGAAGAGAAGTAGCGCCCTGTGGACATAGGGTCAGTCAGCGACACTGCTCAGGTTAGCTGGAAGCAGATAGCAGTTCAGAAGCAAGAGCGCCTGCGAACGGGTGCCGAGGGTGAGACTGTGCGGGAAGCTGTCGAGACGATTATCCCCACGATCTATACCAAAGAAGGCAATAAAGTAGAGGCGCAGCCACTTGCGCCAACCCAACGAGTGAATATATCGGTATGAGCGACAAAGGCGAACAAGCATTAAACGAAGTCAACGCCCATGAGCGCGAGTGTGCCTTGCGATACCAACGTATCGAAGAGCGCCTTGCAGAAGGCTCTGCCAAGTTTAAGCATCTAGAAAACCTGATATACGGACTGTATGCGCTGATTGCAGCGGCGGCGCTGCCGCAGTTCTTCATTGGCGGCTGACCATGATTGGTGAAATCGCGGCTATCGTGGCTGGCGTAAACGCGGCTACAAGTGCGATTAAGCAGGTCGCTGAGACCACCAACGACATTCAATCCATCTCGGGGTTTCTATCTGCGCTAGGCGGCGCAGAGGTAGAGCTTCAACGCGCCCAAAACGAGGGCAAGCTGTCAGAGGCGGATGCAGTAAAGGCGGCGCTAGCAAAGAAGCAGATCCAAGAAACCATGCGTGAAATCAAGGATCTGTTTACCGTTAGTGGTAACGGACAGCTATACCAAGAAGCTATGATGGCGATGGCAGAGGCCCGCAAACAGAAGCAGCTTGAGTTGGCTAGAGCAGCGGCTAGAAAGAAGAAGTTTTGGAAAGAGGTCAGGGAAATCTCTTTCGTCATTGGAATACTGGTAATTCTTTTGCCCATGACGCTGGCGTTATTGCTTGGTTGGTTAACACGATGATGGCCTTTTTGCTTGTCGTGGTTGTGAACGGGGAGCCTATAGATGATCAGTTTTACTTCCGCGATATC